GTGGAGCCGTCCCCGGTTCCACCGCCGATCTCTAACCCAATACGAAGCCCCTTGGTATATTTTGCCAAGGCTTGCCCAAAAGAATCTTGAATGGTTACTTCTTGCATTTAATCTTTTCCTCTAAAGCCTTGCGAATAACATAGGCAATCACAGCTTCTTTATCATGTTTTAACGCTATCATACCAGCTTTAAATAAAGCATTTTCACATTTCTCATCATAGCTAACATCCACTTCAACCATCTTGGGTGCTTTCCTAGCCTTGCCAAAGACAATGCTCCCAAGGTCTTTTTTACGCCCAATTATTTGCTTTGCGTCTTTCATAGATTGATTTTCCCTTTTGATAAAATTCTGGCTTATTATGGTTCTTTAGTTGTTCGTCTGGATTGCCTTTGGTGAACATTGGGTTTTCATGCTTAAACTGAATGTGCTTTGCCTCAATGACCACCCCATCGGCATAGGCTCTCTCCGTATGCTCATTGTCTGAATAGATGCCGTCTGACTCTTGATAGTCCGGATGGAACATATAACCCTGCTTGTTTGCCCTATTTTGCGTTAAAATGGCCATACAAAGCAACTTGTCTTGGCGAAGCCCATCTGATACTGCCAGCACTTTCTCGGCCTTTGTATCCCCAATAGCGTTCAAAATTAGGGCATCCCAATGCTTGCAGGGAGACCAATCATCGCTCATTTGAATAATCACATCCCCCTTGGCGTGTTTTGCCCCCTCGTTCCAAGCATTGATAATACCGCCGGGGTTGCATCGGATGGCTTGGTGTGGGGTATAGTCCACCTTCTCATCGTGATCAACTGCAAAAATCCATTGAATTTCTAGAGGCTTTTGGGCGAGTGAAAGCCATTGATAACGCCTTTGCCAAGCTAGTTGCGGTCTGCCTCTGGTTGCGTGAACCAAAGTGATTTTAGGAGTCGGCCACATCTTTAGCATCTTCTCGGACTCCTCGTTATTGCCAACGCACACGCAAGCGATCTGGTAAAGGTCTAGGGCTTTCCAATCGTAAATATCTTCAACTTGATTCCAATAGTGGGTCTTTGGTCTTTGCAAGGTCATCGCACTTCGGCTTGAGGCATAAGCCTTGTTCCATTGTCCCCGGCTTGCGTATTCCATCGCCGTGTAATAATGGGCTTCTCGGCGGTCTGGTTGTAGCGTGATTGCTTGCCCAAGCCACTTTAGCCTTTCGTCTTTCCCGGTGCATCGTCCCAAGTTGCAAAGCACATCGTAACGGAGCGTATCGTCCAACTCTGGGAACATTAAAGCTCTATTGCTGTAATCAATGCAACGCTCGACTTGATTGGATAGGTAGGCTTCTTGAGCCGTGTAGTAGAGGGAATTTGGTGCTGGTTCTAGGGTATCTGCCAAGATGCGAAAGTTCCTATCAGCACTTTTTTGCTTGTATCCGTGGGGTTTATGGATGCGAAAGGTTTTATCTACGGCAACAAGTTTATCTGGCTCGCTCGCAACCAGCATTTCGTGGACTCGGTTCTTCCATCGGCATTTGCCCTTGCGACTGAAAGTTTCTCGGAGGGGTTTGAGTCCAGCGTTGGCAACATCGTAACGCATAGCCACTAGCCATTTGTCTTGCTTCTCTGCCTCATCTAAAGCCCGATGAATCGCTTCCTCACAACCCTCTGCCATCACATCATCGGCATCTACCCAAGCCGCCCACTCGCAAGAGCAGTTATCTAGTGCCAGATTGCGAGCTTCCGCAAAATCGTCAATATGAGGCCAATCAATGCGTTTATTTTTGTAGTGAACGACTTTGGCTCCAAAACTCTTGCAGATTTCTTCTGTCTTATCCGGGGGTTGGTTTCCCCTAGCGATTGCAACAATAAACTCCTTTGCAATTGGTTTGAAGCTCTCCAAACATCGGCTAATGTATTCTTCTTCATTTCCTGCAATTAAGTAAATAGAAAGTTCGTGTTTCATTTAGGATTTCAAGGGTGGTTATTTTTAGCTTAAAGTAAAGCGTTAAGTGTGGTCATTAGGGTGGTTATTCGAGTATCTAAAAGAGACAAATTCAAATATGTTCCCATTGAATAAAAAGACATTCTTGCATCTGAAAAAACCGTGCCAGACCCAGTTGCAAAAACACCCATAAGTTGTGTTCCTGTAATTTGTGACGATGTTGTTACTATGGATGTATTAGATTGAGATGTTCTTCCGATAGCTGTATTTAATCCATTTCTTGCCCCACCTTTAAATCCAGTTGTTATTCCCTCGCTTGCGATAGAAGTTGTTGTGGAAGAAGATAATTTTACATTAAACTCATTTGAGGTTCCTTTGCTCAATATCATTCTTGATTGAACTGATAGAATATTTCCGATAAAAATTTTTCCTGTTGCAGATGATGATGGCGCAGATGTTGCATATACTGAAATATGATTATTGTTTTGCTGAAAAAATGTTGCGGAATTATATTGAGTATTTAGATATTTTGAAGAACCATCTCCAAGCAAACCAAGTTTTCTGCTGTAATCGCCACTTACAAAATTATAGTTTGTTGGTGCAGTTCCAGCTAAAGGAACCAAAGCACCACTTAATGTCCTAGCTCCAGCCATAATGCAAGAGGCTCCGATTGCAGACCAAATGCCATCAGCCTTGCACCCAACAACAAATGTATTGATGGCAACCTTAACAGAGTTTTCCAAGGCTTGCCCATCGGCGGCCTCTACTGCGGTGAGATATGCCAAGGCATCGGCATCGTAGGTATTCTTAATGGATAGGGAGCCGATTCCACCAATTCTTGTGTTGCCAATTAACATAGGATTTCTATGGAAAGAGTGTCAATAGATGGAGTATTTAGCGTTTAGGTAGGCTTCAATTTGCCATCGTTCAATATTTGTAACTGGCCTGTCATAAACAAGCACTTCTGCAATATCTCCAACAAATCCACTTGCATTGTCATTATAATTGCTTGGGCTCCCAAGTATAATGCTTCCACCCCCAGATGGGAAAGTTTCAAATAAAGTTGTTCCGTATCCAATCCCATTTTTATATATAGTAAAATTAAGTGAATCATTAACACAACCTATTAGAGTTTTTGTATTTGTTTGTAGTCCAACATTTACTGAAAAATAACCAACAGATTCAGAACCAACAAACAAATTGCTTTCACTTTTTTCAATATAAAATGCCTCATTTCCAGTTGCAAACATTGTTCCTCTCAATGCATCTGCAGAACTCATAACAATAAAGACACTATTTGAATAATTTAGTGATACACCCGAGGAGACGAACATACTATTTTGTTCGGATATTGCAGTTCCAGTAAAACGAATTGCTGGTCTTAAATTTATTGCTGAACTTATATATTGTGGGGGCAAAAGATCAGTAAATGCTGGTGGTTTTGCTGTATAATTAGTCAGTCTTAATCCGTTTCCAGAACTTGTATCTGTCCAAGTAGTTAATCCTATGTCGGCAAGATCAGAATAGGTAGTTGATGCTTCAAATGAATACGAAAAATCTTGTGCATTCCAGCTTGTGAAATTTACTGATAAAACCTCTACTCCTATAACCCAAACACCATTTACATTGTCCCAAGTAATTCCAGTTCCACCTCCCTGCTTATTAAATTGAGTGTGTCCACCAGAAGCCCTCGTATATGTTCCATTGGTAAATGGGGTATCAGCAATAACAATTTTGCTTACAAATTGTGGCTTTCCTACAATTTGTCCGACATAAGGAGGATTTCCTCCTAGTTGTATTCCTTTTCCAGCATCAAACCAAGCAAGCAACCCAGAAACATTTGGAAGAACTTCTTCTGATGGCCCGGTATAGATGGCGTAGCCATACCCAATCTTGGGCATCTTTAGTCTCCGATTGCGAGAACTAGGCCAGTATGAAGTTGAAACGAAGTCACATCACCCGGCAGATAAGCTCCAGCGGGGATGGTTGTAGCAGAGCCGATGGTCGTATTGGCAAACCCACTCATTCCAGTTACAGAAGAAGTGATTGCATAAAAGCGAGTATCGGTAATGGCAACAAGGCCAGCAAACACGCCAGTAGTGGCGCTTGCAGTAACAGAGCTATATCGAGTGCCGGGGCGGGCGGCGTGGGAAATCTGATCGTAATAAGGTTCGGAATTTGTCAGGTCTGCCATAGTTTCCTTGTGATTCTGTCAAAAGAAAAAGGGGGAGAGCTTTCGCCCTCCCCCTTCTTCGAGGAACCAACCAATGAACCAATTTTTTAGCTGTAGGTCGTGGTGATACGAACCGCCGCATTAGCGTCAATGACTTTCTCTGCGGTGTTCATGCGAACCCGGAGAACATTGCTACGGCGAGCTTCGTCACGATAGCTTTCAGAGACAAAACCACCGGGAGCGTCATCAGACCACACCAAGGTGCGTCCCAGACCGCCAGCGGTGAACTGACCGCCAGAGACATTGGCAACAACAATCTTGGTGTC